AATAGCATCATCTCGCAATTCTTCAAATATCTCAGCAAGTTTTTCACGTGGGAACTCTTCACCCAACATACGCATAGCGCCTTCTTTGGACTCAAGCCCCATCGCCATCTTGGCCTGAGCTTCGTTAAGTTTAATAAGCACATCAACTGGTAGTGGTTCTGGCCAGTGTATTTGAGTCTTGTATGTCAAAGGATCAGATGGGTCAAGTTGTGGCAATTGATCACCCTCTGGTGCTTCGGCTTTAGAGGGGTCGTAAATAAGAAGCTCAGGTTGGAAAATTGCAGCAGTTCGGATTATTATTTCGTTAATCTTTTCCAGACCTTTTGTAAAATGGATTCTCTTCATGTTGTAGCGATTCATCAACGGCTGATATTGGATTGACAAAGCTACACCAGAAGTGTTAGACACTGGTTGGAACTGGCCGAGGGCGGTCTCTGGTACTCCAGTTATTTCGTGCATAACACGCTTTAGGAACTGAATGTATTGAAGAGCTCCAGCCATGTCACCACGTGACTCTAGGTTTGTAACTGACGCATCCTTTGGCAACCCAGCCCAAACCTTCTTTGGTCCACGCTCTAGCTGGCTTGCCTTAGCACCAATAATGATTGTCACGGGAGCAGCATGGTAGTTAATGATGTCCGATATTTCGGTCATCTTTTCGTTTAGTTCGCGGTTAAGTGGGATTATGTCCCAAATGTCAGATTGACCCCAAGGTGACGACGAGATAGTCATATTTGGAATATGTACTACTGGCACACGGCCAATTGGGTTAGGGTACTGATCCACTAGTTCATCATTGATGTATTGCTCAATACTGTCATCAGTAAGGATTTCAGTAAAGGTGTATACCTGCCGTGTACCTTCTGGAGAAGTCCCCCAGAATCGATACTTGAGCTTAAACCTCAGAAGACGATCACGATCATGTGGGTGGTACTCAGGGAAGCAGTGGGCAGGGTTTAATGGGATTACTCTGATTCGCCCTTCGTTCATAATCCCTAGAGGATCAATAAAGGGTTCTTCGTAAGCAACCTTGACAAAGCAGTCACCTGTTACTCCAGCAAGCTGCCCCATTTCCCATAGAACGTTGTGCTTAGAGTTGTCTACTTCCCAAACTTTGTGGAGTAGGTGGGGAATAATTGCAGCGTTTTGCTCTGGAACTTTCCATTGAACGCCCTTACCAAAACAAAAGTTTGTAATGTAATCGGCAAAAGTTCTAGTGTAGTTTAGGGTGATGTTTTGTTCGCCCTGCTCACGACGATATGACCAGTGGTGACCAAGGTACCATGCCCAACATGCACTATAGCGGTTTAAGCGAGGTCCATGTACTTCAAACTCTTCGTCAGCAAGCTCAACCAGACCAAGAGGGGATATAGCAACAGTTAAGTCACTAGAAGAAGCTCTGTAACTCGGTGACCAGAAATCAATCGGCATTAAATCCCCTGGTGTTTAGATCATTAATGATTAGTTGTTCTATAGAACTTGGAACGTCAATGTATGTTATTGATTGTACCATCCCTAACGGGATATGAGAAGGATTGCTGTAATAAACCTTACTATCTAACTCGTTACGGTCTGCTAACCACGTACCAACTAACGTAATGTGGTCTTTCAAAAAGTCTTCTACTACCCAACCAATTGAGATTGGCCGAACTGGGTGGGGCTTGTATTCTGTGGGGTCCACCCACCCAGTAGGGCCATCAAAGGCGTCAAGCCATGTAATTAAAGCAAGCTTTGGAATAGTAGGTTTCTTAGACTTTTTGGCTTTGTGCATTGTAAAACTTCCCTCTAAAGAATGCTGTTCCGTTATGAAACGGTATTTGCTCGTAGAAAAAGTTTCCCTCACCGGGTTGGTAAGTCACAACACCAATACCCTGTTGCCAATCTTCAACAATGGTCATTGGCCGTCCATCCAAGTCGATGGACCCTTTAGTGGAGGGTACGGTCCCGTCGCATCTTGCCAACGTACCAGGGGATGCGGCCATGATAGTCTTGGGTCCATCGAAATCGTCGCGTGAACGCTCCGCCCATTCGCGGCGGTGGATGTGCCCGTATAGTACAGAGGATTTCTCTGTGTTGAGGTAGGCATGCGCTGTAGACCCGTTACTGCGTACTTTTGTGCCGTGGATGACCCGGAGTCTTTGGTTGATCCAAAATTGTCCCGCTGGATAGCCCGGTACATAATCCACCCCATAATCATCGAAACGGCAGAGATAAGGGATAGACAGAACAGGCCAAGAGTCAGGGGTGTTACCACGCTTGATGCCGAATGCTGCTTTCGCATTGTCGAGGACAAAGTTCACCAATCTTTCTTCGTGGTTACCAGCTAACCAAACTATTCTAGCGTTTGGGGCAACCGTGCGTAATTGAGCACAAAGTACTGTAGCCCGGTCTATGGACGCTTGCGTCGTCAATGCATACGCACTGCTTAATCTGTACTTTCCAAATTCAGGAAAGTCCAAGTTATCTCCAACCAAAACCACTAGATCTGGGTTTAGATTCTTAACTATCGAAAATGCAATATCGATTGCTTCTTCGTCGTGTGTTGGCTCTAGCTCACCAGAACGAGCTCTAAAGTAACCAATCTGCATGTCTGGTAGAACCACACAGGTTTCATACCCATCTTTGTTAGATGATGCTTTTGCCGTCAGTTTCGGCATTCGTACAGATGGTCCTGGCTGTACTACAGGCCATTCAGGTGCAACGGTCAACGCTTTAACAAGATCACTCACAGCCACACCGCCCGTTCATATGACGAGAAATGGTGCTTGAGCTAACTGGGTAACCGTTCTTGGTTAGGATTTCAGACAACCAAGTGCAAGAGTAGATCTTTGCTCTACCGTTACCAGAGTCAGTCTTTATTGCCTTTTCTGCGTTTTCTACAGCCCCAGCTTCATCAGCTGGAAGGTTTTCTTTGATGCGCGTGTACGAGCACTTTTGTTTCATAGAGCCCGTGTGACGCTCCATTAAGTCTTTGATAAGACCGTTGGAATCTGACATCTAATACTCCTTGTGATACCACTCTGATTGAGAGTGTGTTTATGCGGCAGTTGTGCCACTCGTAGTATACACAGGTTTTGCGTTATGCAACGCATTTGAAAGTGCTTGTATTAGTGCGTAGAGTTCCTGCTCTTCTTCAACTCCACGAGCTGTTACACGCTGAAGGTATTTGAGTGCTGCTGCAATCTGCAGGATATTCATAAGTGCTCCTTTTTGGTGGAGCACTTACTGTATCAGATCTCAGCCAGAAACAACCGTCTTGTTGGGAAGATTCATGTGCCCACCTGTGTTATAGGAGTACTCAAACTGAGGCATGCCGTCGCCTGACATTGAACCCATGACGAACTCTTGGAGGTGGTCAGGGGCTTCAATCCAGGTAGCTGAGCCAACGTGAGCACGCTCACGCATGGTCTCCTCAGGGTACTTGTAGAACATCTCGGGGTTGTTATGGTTCACCCGCATTGGCGAAGGAGCAGTGTCCTGGTAGGCGCCAATGCTGAAGTCCATGGGAACGTCGGTGTCAGTTGCTACGCCTTCCTCAAAGCGGAGTGGACCACGGTTCATGGGAATGCTGGGAGCAAGTGAGCGCTCAAATTGTGGGTCACCCTTTTCTGGGAACATTGGGGCGGGGGCTACAGCCATAGGTTATCCTCCTGTTGGAATGGACGTGTATATATGTAGATTACCACGTTTTGATGCTCTTATCTGAAAAACGGACTCTCAGATACGGTCACCATTGGCATGGTGTCAGCGACAGACATAGCGCATGCGATAGCCAAGGAATCTGGGTAGTCGTCAAAAGCGCCCTTTTCTTCTGGTGCTGAGGCCAATAAATAGGGTCCTCTGTACACCTTCTCTAGGTCTGACATTTGCTGATTAAAGCGTTTCCATGATCGTGTACGACGTGCTTTTGAGTGACCAGGGATGATGAGTTGGTCACGCTGTATAAGTTCAGTTAGATGAACCCAACGTTCATTTTGGTTTTTGGCGTCTGAGGTAACAGCAAGGACCTCAATTTTTGGAAGCAAAATTTGCAACCGCTCTGCTACAGCACCGCCAACACCCTGGGCATCAACACCAATTCTGTACACATTATAATTGCGAAGAAAGTCAATAATCTCAAAATACTGGGATTCCCATTCTTCATTGTTAATCTCCAACCAGTTTAGGACTCTATGTTCATAGAACCCAAAGCCATCAGGATGATCCCAATCAACCCAACAAACCGTTACTACTGTCGAGTCATTAGATCTTGCTACGTCAATTCCAACGACAACTGGTGTTCTCCACCACTGCTTTACGAGGCCCATTGACTGGTCGTACATGCGTGATAGACGTTCATCTGAAACAAACATTCCCTTTTCAAGAATCCATTTATTGCAATAGGACATTTGGAACTCGTCAGAATCTTCTCCGATTCTTATTTTTTCCTTAGATATGAATTTTGCGTAGTTGTCATTGTACTTTGCGGCTGTCTTCCAGTCGTACTCAAAATGGCACTGACGGTGATTACGGCGAGAGTTGACATCACGGCGTTTGTTGAACTGGATCATTTTGTAAAAATAGGATTTGTTACGAGTTGCGGTTCCAGTAAGGGCAATACTCCCGTTGTTGAACGCCAACATGGGTTTGATTGATTTAGTGATCATAAACTCGTCGGCTTCCTGAGCCTCGTCTACTAGCACAAAATGGTAGGTTTTAGATTCAATCTTTGCCTTAGGGTTACAGGTTTGCATACGGCACAAAGACCCTGAATGCTTAAGGCTTATGATCCTTCCCTTACCACGAGACCCACCAGATGTGGCTTTGTCATCGATTTCTGGGTCAAGGAGAAAATCCATAGCGTGATCGCTAGTAAGTTTATTTACAATACGGCTAAATACCGTATCAGCCTGGTCTTCTACTGGAGCAAACACCCCACACCAGAATCCTTTATCAAACTTTCCAAGCCAGGTTGGATAGACTTTTGACAACTTAGGAAGAATAACCATCATAGATGCGAGCACGTTTGATAGTACTTCTGATTTTCCAGACTGGCGGGTAGCAACAAGTGTAATCTCTTCACCGTCACCAATAACAATTGACTCAATCATTCGATACGCAATTGGTATTTGGTATGGGAAAAACGTTACGTTACAAAATTCCTCTGTAAAGAGGATGAGTTTCATAACTAACTGATCAATGAATTCCTGGGATGTTTCATCGAGCTCAATCGCCTCGATGTCCTCTGGTATCGAACCTTCTTCTGCCACTTGTTGCATAAACTAATTATACTTCTTCTGTATAGAGTATTCCTTGGTTTGGAATATCTAGTGGTTTCTTTGGCATTCCAATGGATTCAGCAATTCTGTCAATCAAATAAAACAGATCTGGCAAGCTCACTAAGTACCCGTAGTCTTCCCGTTCACCAGAAATTATTGGTGACACAGCACCGAAGTCGTAACCAAGGTGGTTAATGCTGTTAACCAACTCATGCAGGTACTCACGATCTTGCCCGTTACCGCGAAGCAAAGCTTTACGGTTAGGGTGAGGATTTTCCTTGTCTGTTTTTCTGTTTAAATTTACCATTAGTTGTCTCCTGTACGCTCAATAATACACTAATTGTTGTTCAAACTAGCTTTTCTAGTCAAAAGTTCATCCCAAAGAGCATTAATAATGTCTAAATGCTGCGCAACTTCTTCCTCTGGAAGGTCGTTGTACCTCCAGCTGTCAAATGTTTGCCCAAGATTCATGATCGTAATATCCATCCAATTAACTATTGATGGAGTATCCATTTTTTCAATCCGGGCTAACTTTTTGTGTGTCTGGGGCTTTTGTTCTCGTTTAAAAAACATCACCACTCCCGTATGTCGCTCGTTGAAGTATCTAGGTATCTGCCACCTAGAGCGCCTAGGATACCCTCAGTTTCGTCAGAATGTTTTGATTTCTTACAAATGCCAAATTGAAAAGAATACCTACTAATGCTCACCTGTAAACCCTTACCTACTTTCCAAGGAAAGCTAGTCTGACGCATAAACCCAATAGACAACAATGGTGTTCCTTTAGGCGTGTTATCACGTGTTATCCAATAAATAGGGCCTATATATTGAAGTCTGTTTAGCGTGTCTCTAAATAGGAAATATAGAGATAAGCTTATTATTGTTAAACATACAACAGTTAGTATCATTTGTTAACCTTATTCTCATACGTATACAAAAGTGTGTGGTTCAAGTACGTCAACTATAGCTTGCCCAAGGCTCACCGACTCTTTAAACTCAATAAAATCTTTAACGGGCATTGGACCATATTTGCATCTATTGGACGGCTTATTGTAAGCTCTTTTTATAAACTCAACAGTTACGTATCCTTCAAGAGTGCCATTTTCCAAAGCTTTTTGATTATTGATCGTAACAGGTTCTTCTGTAGAAAAGTTAAACCTCCTTACTCTACTGCTGCGGTTAGGGCCCTGGTAGTAGACATCGGTTTCAACAATATTAACCATTGTAAATATTTGTGGGTTTAACTTATCCCATTCTAAGGTTAATACCGCGTCTGGATCTTCCTCAGTTTCACTGTCGTCAACTACATCTGGTCCGCTAGCGGCTCTCTCTGCAGTACTACCAGTGTCTGCAAACAAAGTTTTACCAAGACCCTCAGACGCCTCACTTTGCTCAAGAATCTCTCCTAGACCAGTCCCTAGTCTTTTTCTTTTCTTTAAAGCATCAAGTCGCTGTTTTGTCTCCGGGTCCATGGGCTCATTGGCCATGAGGTGCTCCTTAGTTGAATACTAGTGTAATTAGACCTGAGAAATCAGATAAACCACGCAACCCACCTGGTTGGTTGCTGTGGTTAGTTAGGGCAACACCATATGCTGTACTGTTTGCGAATGCTGACAACCAATCACTAGGCATTGACACATACGTTGATGCGTTATCGCCTGATAGATAAGCTGTTGCTTCAGTTCCAGAAAACGACGCAGCCCCTGAAGCCGAAGTTCTGTCGTGAACTCTAAATGTGAATGTGCCCGTGTTTCCTCTAAATGCAGCTGTAGACCCCGCTCTTTTTACAAATATAGTTCCGCTGTCCGCAGCGAACCCTTTGCAGGTGTCTGGTAGTTGTGTCCCATAGAAAAACGCACCATAACTCCAGGTTGTTGACCTACGTACGACGGCCTCATCGGCCACAGCAAGGTTAGCCCAGTTTGTTCCAAATGAATCAGCATCGGTTAGACCAATGTTGTACGTACCAAGTGGTCTTGTCCATTCAAAGAATGAACCTTCACTGGTGAATGTAGTTCCCACGTTGTCTACAACGTATATTTGGTATGTAACTTGCCAAGTTTCACCAGAAGGTGTGTTTCTTCTGTTACTTGGAACACTCATAGTTACAGTGCCACCACTAAATGAGCCAGATGGTATGGAGTAGGTGCTACCACTGACATACCCAGAGCTTGACCCAATAAACGTTTGAATTACTGTAGCTGAGGCTACACCAGAACCTACGTCAGTGATAGCACCCCAGGTAACGTTAAAGCTCGACCCATTCTTAGTAGCTGTGGGTCTAGCTGTGTAGGGAGCAACAGGTCTAGTAGACCCAGTTCCACTCCCAGAACTAGACCTGTCATTGTTTGTAGTTATCGCTCTAACGGTTACAGTATAAGAAGTTTCATTAGCTAATCCACTGATTGTAAAGTTAGCAGATGAAACAGTTGTCCAGGTTGACCCAGAGTTCAAACTGTACTCGTACGGGGTAGTGCCGTTTAGGCTGTCTGTACCAGCAGTTCCGTCTGTAACAGCAACGTTGATCTTACCAAGATCAGTTGGGTGCATCGTCACAGATACTGATGGTGCTCCAGGAAGAGCTATTGGGCGACCAACCGTAGAGTTGGATTGTTCGGAGGCTCCAATTGAGTTAACAGCACGTAGCCTTATTGTGTAGCTTGTGCCATTTGTTAGCCCAGTGATGACCACTGGAGACGCAGTGCCAGATCGAGTTGTCCATGTTGCACCGTTGTTTAACGAGTACTGATAGTCAGTTGTGGCAGTTGTGCCAACCGTACCAGCAGTAAACGACACCTCTAGGCGACCTCCGGTAGTACCGTTTAGGTATGAAATACCCGTTATTGTTGGGGCGCCCGGTCTGATACCACTGCCAAGACCTAGGGATCTTGAAGACCCAGAAGAAAAGGTGGATACTAACGGCATTACGCAAACTTAGTCTGTGAGGCAAACACCGTGTATGTATTAGTAGCGGTTTTAATGATAGTGTAAGCGTATATATCTACGCTGTTTGCGCTGCCAGCTGTAGGTGCTGTGCCGCCTTGCCATTTAGGTGTAACTGCCGAGCCATCAATAGTTATGGATGTTGGGTAATACGGGGTAGACCCGTTTGTTACACCTACCGCAACTGTAATGCTTTGGTTATTTGAGAGCATAGAGTTAAGGGTAGTTGAGCCGTTTCCTCGTATGTTGAGTACAGTATTTGTTGTTGCGTTGCTGGTGTACACCCACGCAGATGAGGTCTTAACATCTATGTTTTGGGTAGACGATGGTGCTGAACCAACAACGTTCCATGATTCTATTGGGGCAGTAAATATTGGTGTTACTAAAGTTGGCGATGTAAATGTACCGGTAGTAACAGTTGGGTTTGTAACCGTGGCAGTAGATACTGTGCCACCGTTAATAGTGGGGCTTGTTAAAGTCTTGTTTGTTAGCGTTTCCGATCCAGCAATTGTTGCTCCGTTAACCCAAGTTAAACCAGTAGCTTGAGAAGAATCAGCTGCTAACATTTGACCGTCTGTGCCAACTGCCAACTTTGTTGGTGTGTTTGCAGCTGAGGCAACCAAGATGTCGCCCTTGGTTGTTAGGGTACCTCGCGTGATCAATCCAGTAGACCCGGACGTAGATACAGTGAGTGTAACAACCCCGGAAGTTCCACCACCGGTTAACCCAGTACCAGCTATTACCTCAGTGATTGTTCCTGAGTTAAAAAAAGGTAAGGACGCCCATGTAGTGCTACCATCTCCAACTTTTAGTTGCTTTGATGTAGTGTCTACACCAATCTCACCAGCTGCCAACACAGCGTTAGTGGTGCCTGCTGCGTCAGTCCACTGTTGAGTGGTACCACGTCGCATCTGTATTCTAACTGCCATTTGAGGCTCCTATCAGCCGAACATCTTCTTCCATGTTACAGGACCAACGATGCCGTCTGCTTTTAGACCATTAGCTGTTTGCCAAGCTTTTAGGGCTTGCTCTGAACGGGGGCCAAAGTCACCGTCAGCGGTAGCTCCGATGATGGCTTGTACAAGAGCAGCAGCTGGCCCTTTAGACCCACGCTGAACCGGGGTACCAGGGTAGTCAAACTTCATGGGGCCAGCTTCTGGAGACCCGCCTGAGGGCTTGATTGCCTCTACAGGGGCCGCTACAGAACCATCTGGGGCCTTATCGCCAAGACAGTACTGCCAGTGCCAGGACTCAAATTCCTTTGAGTTCTTGTCGCCGGTCTGAAGGTAGAAACCCCACTTAGGGGCGTTGGCGCACATCCACTCAAAGCAAGCTCCACCCATCGACTGAACCTTGCCACCAGCTTCGTAACCGAGGTCAATAGCAAGACCCCAACCGTGGTTAGAGCCCTTCTTGCCGGTTGGATCTGGGGCAGCACTGGGAGCCTTACCAGGCTTGAGATACCAGGTTTTACCCTCGTACTGACGAGTAACTTGAGGGTTGCGTCCCTGGTCAGTGGTGGTGTACCGGTCCATGAACATGTTCAACTGGCCCTGGAAAGAACGGTAGTCGCCAACATTCCTAAGCTTGTGACCGGCGGCAAGGGCGGCATCGTACATCTTGTTGAACTGCTCAGCGGCAGGTGCGTACATCAAACCACCGGTTTTTACCTTGGCAAGAAGCTCCTGCGGAAGCTGACCGTTCTTATGATTTGCTAGGGCTGAGGGAAGTACTAGTTTGATGTATGGGTAATTCACTCAGACCCCTTACCGAACGCAATGTCCTTGGGGTTAAGGAAGCGCATAGCAACAGGAAGGGCAGCGGCCCAGAGGGCATTAAGGGTGAGCTTCCAGTCTTGGGTAGCGGTGTAGGTAGCTACGGCAGCGCCAAGTACGCTACGTGCGTACGATGCAATTAGGGCTTTATTTTGTTTTGTCAGATACATCAGTGACCTCCTGCTTGGCCTTTTGGATAGCATCAATTGTAGCCTCTAGGACTGCTATACGCTGGGCCTGCTGTGAAATCTGATTTACGAGCGATTCAACAATCTTGTTGACGTCTAGTTGTACATTGGACATTATTCTTCTCCTGTTGATAGGTCTGGCGGAATTATATTAACCCATGAAAGGGTATTCTCATCCCATGCAAATGGGGTATCCCAACTTCTATTGGTAACTCAAAGTATGCCCGTGCTTCTTCTTCTGTATCAAACCAATACCAACCATCAACAGGATAGGTATGTTCATCTTTTGTTTCTTTGCGCAGTTCGTAATCCTTGTTGAGCACAAAGTTGGGGCCGTATAGCAGAATGCCGTCGTCGTTTTTGTAGAAGCCGGGGTTCATCCTGTGACCGTCCATCCTTTAGCAGTTGCAATTGCGTTTGGGCGCTGACGGTCGGGAGGGCTGTGTAGTAAGCGTTGAGGTAAGTTGCGCTTAGTTTGCAGTATTGGATGCTGTGAGTGAATTTCATGTTGGTTGCTGAAATAGATTGCAGGCTGGGACAATTGTTGAACATGCTGGTGTAGGTGCCGCTGCCGTAAGCGCTTGCGCCGCTTAGCCCTGTCACTGACTGCAAGCCGTAACAATTGTTGAACATCTGAGCCATGTTGTAGACGGCTGCCGTGTTCGCCAGCGACACCGACTGCAAGTTGTAACAACTGCTAAACATGCCGCCCATGTCGGTGACGGCCGCCGTGTTCGGCAAAGACACCGACTGCAAGCTGGAACAACTGCTAAACATGCCGCCCATGTCGGTGACGGCCGCCGTGTTTGTCAGCGACACTGACTGCAAGCTGGAACAACCGCTAAACATGCTGTTCATGTTGGTGACGGCTGACGTGTTCGTTAGCGACACCGACTGCAAGCTGTAACAACTGCCAAACATCTGGGTCATGTCGGTAACGGCTGCCGTGTTCGGCAAAGACACCGACTGCAAGCTGTAACAACCGCTAAACATGAAGCTCATGTTGGTAGCGGCTGACGTGTTTGGCAGCGACACCGACTGCAAGCTGGCACAAGTGTCGAACATGAAGCTCATGTCGGTAACGGCTGCCGTGTTCGGCAAAGACACCGACTGCAAGCTGTAACAACCGCTAAACATCTGGATCATGTCGGTAACGGCTGCCGTGTTTGGCAGCGACACTGACTGCAAGTTGTAACAACCGCTAAACATGCTGTTCATGTTGGTGGCGGCTGACGTGTTTGTCAGCGACACTGACTGCAAGCTGTAACAAGCGTTGAACATGCCGCCCATGTCGGTGACGGCTGACGTGTTTGTCAGCGACACTGACTGCAAGCTGGAACAATTGTTGAACATGCTGTTCATGTTGGTGACGCTCGACGTGTTCGGCAAAGACACTGACTGCAAGCTGTAACAAGCGTTGAACATAACGCTCATGTTGGTGACGGCTGCCGTGTTCGGCAAAGACACTGACTGCAAGGCATTACAATTGCTGAACATGCGGGCCATGCTGGTTATCGAACAGGTGCCGATAAAAGCAAAGTTTTCTAAGCTCAGGTGAGTAATGTTCACACTCGATGCAGACATTGTGAAAGATGTGATAGATGAACCCTGGGCGCTTATTTCAACAATTTGCGACGAAGCGGAGGGGGTAATAACACTTGCATGCCTTAGGTTGAAATTGACCCCTGTAATGTTGCCAGTAATTCGGACTCGAGCTTGGCGATAACCCCTTGCTGACAAGTTCCCATAACTAGCCCACAAGAACTGTTTGGCGACCGACGTGCCTGAGGCATACGAGTTGCTTGTGCCATTGCCCCAATCAACCGTAAAATTGCCGGATGATGTCGTAACGCTGAACTGAAGAAAGTTTGAGTCAGGTTGATAAACGGCGTACAGAAAACAGATTTCTGTCGCTGCAACCGGAGTGGTATTTAGCCAATCTGATGGCCTAACCCAAGGCATGCCCTCGGAGTTGCGAAGGTATTTTTCGGGTCGGCTGACGTTGGGCAGAAAGTCATCGACCACACCAGTGCGTTGAGTGCGTTGGGCAAACCTTGACATTAGGCAATCTCGTTGACGTATCCGCTGATGTTTACCTGGCTTGCAGTATCAGCAAACGCCCGGACAACGAGTGGCGTTGCGTTTCCTTTCAAGATGAGGCCAGGGACAACAACAACAAGACCGCTCTGCGCTGGCAAAGCGAACGTGATGTAATCATTCGGGCTGGTTGTCCCACCCCATTGAATGGTCACGGTGCGTTGAACGCCTCCAGGGTTGCTGGCATACAGCCAGATTTCCTGAAATGTGGTGGCGGTGCTCGATCCAGTGTGAATGGTGGTGCCAGGCGAGCTGTTGGTGGCGACCAAGATGGGTCGTCCATCGGTTGATCCGCTGAGTATTTTTTTGCTGAACGTAGCCACTGGTGCTCCTAACTAAAAACCTGGTTGGCAAGAATGTTCTGGTCGTCTTCAAAGTTTGGCATCACCGAGATGGTTTGCCATTCAAGGCCAGTTGATGTTACCGAATTAGCAACCAAGAACTGGCCGTTTGTTCCGACCGGCAGCCGGGCTGCAGTGTCAGGTGCGCTGGCAGCGATCAAGTCGCCTTTGGCATCGAAAATGGTGTCTGGGATGCCACCGCTGACTGTGGCTGGCACAAACTTGGTGCCGTTGTATTGAAGTACCTGATTGGCTGACGCTCCGGTCGTGTCAATCTCGATGCCGTCAACAGTCAACACCGAGGTTGCAGTAGTGCCCGTAGACGTTAACCCAGCAAATTGTGGTGTAGCAGAAGTAGCAACCGATTGGCCGATAGCAACAGTTGGTGTCGCTCCTTCAAAACCTGAACCAGTAACAGTGACACCAGTGCCAGCAGTAACTCCCGCAACATAATTTCCTGTGGTATCAGTACCAAGATCAACAGTATCAGCCACCCACAATGATCCGTTGTACTTAAGGAACTCTCCAGAGTTGGGCGATGGCAAGCTGACGTTGTGCAACTCATCGAGTTCATAGCCGTTTTGAGTAGCAACATAGATAATCCCGTTAATAGTTGCACGAACGACTACACCTATGAATACTAGGTGGTCTGGGGCGGATGGCTTAGTAGTGGTAAATGCACCATTTTCTCCCAACCACAAGGTATCTCCAGCGGTATACCCCGTTGATAGGTCAATACCATCTACATATCCACGGGTAACAATGGGTCCATTGTTACTAGCAGTAATGTTTGCCCCAGCAACACCAATGGTCTTAGATGAGGTTGTGTCACTGTTATTGTCTGCCCGCTTTACAGTTGCGTGATCTCCAGTAGCACCAAACAGGTAGACACAAGTACCAGTTGTAATCGTGGTCGATTCAACGTTACGCACATAAGAAACTAGAGGGATATGGCTATTTACCCACGATGTGCCGTTGTATGAAAGCCCTTGAAACTCCTCGGGAGCCGTAACTACAACGTCGGAAAGATCGTCCAATGCGCCAACACTGGAACCACCACCCGCAGAGGCCGCACCAAATTTTGTACCATCATATTTAAGGACATCACCAGTAATGGCTCCTGCCGTATCAATTTCAACCCCCTTAACAAAGAGGGACTTTAAAAAGTTAGCCATAGGGCTCCTTTAAAACGACTTATTATGCAAGTATAACAACTCGATACTTGTTAGCATCAGGAGCTGTAGCAAAATAAACAGTTGTAGTCGTGTTGGTGTTAACGATGTCGGCGTACACAACTTCACCTGTATAAACGTCGTACACTGCTACTGAAATGTCAGCGGTGCCAAGTCCGTGTGTAAGGGCGTACGAAGTAGCACTGGTAGCCAGAGTCTCAGCGTGCTTCTTCTTTGTCCACGCTGGGGCGCTTGCACCTGCAGTAAGAACATACCCTGAGGTACCAAGCCCTAACGTAGTGGTTGTAGACGCACCACTCTGGTATACCAATGAGCCAGCGGCACCGCCAGTGACGTTGGTGGCGGTAGTAGCAGTCGAGGAGTTACCTGTGTACTCCGTTGCCGATAGCACTTGGGTACCAGCAATCTTAAGAACCTTGCCCGAAGCCAGGTCGATGTTCTCAGAGGATGTCCACGAGCTGGTCGACGATACCCAGTTCCATGTCTTATCACCATCTACACCACCTGCAACAGTGATACCTCCACCGTTTGCAGTGCTGTTAGTTGGGGTGGTTACAGACCCCAAAACGATGTTTAGATCGTCTACGGTAACGGTGGTGCTGTTAATGGTGGTGGTTGTACCGTTTACAACTAGGTCACCGGCAATTGTGGTAGTGCTGTTTGCAGCACCAATGTTTACAGCAGTGGCTGCACCGGCGAAGTTAACGGTGGTAGCAGTGGTGTTAACAAGGTCAAACGAAGTAGACGCAGTTGTAATACTGGTGCTAATAGCTGGGGAAATGCTGAAAACTGCCTTAGCACCAGTTGAGTACCCAGTCTCATCTGACAGCACCGTGGCAAGTTGCGCTGAAGTGGTGGTGCCTGTACCAAACTGGCTTAACCCAGTAGTGGTTACGGCTATGTCAGTAATTACACCACTGTTTCCGTTTACGCTGACAACACCAGTACTGGAAGTTAAGTATGTGTTGGTGTCTAGGGCCCAGGTGTCTGCAGCGGTCTTTTTAAGAAAACCAGAAGTACCTGTAAGCGCGGCAATTGCCGTAAGGTCAGCGTCTACTGGTTGCCAAGTACCAGAGGGACCAACTGATAGTTCTACCCAGGCGCTTCCGTTGTAGTACTTAAGCTTGTTAACTCCGCTAGAGGTGTCAAAGTACAGACCACCCAGCTTTGCGCTGGCTGATGGAGCGGTACCGGCATTATGAATTACAACGTTCTGTAGCTCATTACCAGTTAGATCAATGTTTGTAAGAAACTTAGACATGGAACCTCACGATAGGTAGGCTTTTCCACCAAAGGAAGAGCTGAATGACACGGTTACAACGTTTTGTGATACATATGTTACATCACCTATGACGTAGTTACCGCCGCTGTCTACAACTGAAACAGCGGGGAAAAACCCAAGATTGTGGTTTATAGTCCATGTTGTAGAAGATACTATTTGATTATGTATGTATGAGGAGCCTACTGGCAAAACAAAGTTAAGAACTTGGTTGGGGGCTGTTCCAGTTATAGTTACAGCCGCTGGGCCAGAAGAAACAGTTCCCACTGTTAAAGCGTTTGGTGGTCCTGCTACTCCCGGATCGTGTATTTCTAAAATTTGCTCAATTGGCTTTTCAACTGTAGAGACAGTTTTAGTCTTAGTAACTGTTACGTAGCTATTTGAAGGTTTAGATACTTCTACAGTGCTCATGTTGGGGGTACCGATATTGCTTCTTCTACTACTACTACACCGGATGCCAAACAGTCCCAGTCTCCAGCAGAGTCTTTGACAAACATGTCAAAGTTATGACGACCTGCAGGTACTGTATTTTTATCCGAAACGTGTAGTTCAAGTGTGGCACCAGCTATTGGTGCAATATACCCACGTCTGTTACCAGCTAACCCAATAACTGTTGCTTCGGATGGGGTTGATGAGTACCATCTAAGGTCAAGTACAGTAGCCCCAGAAGAGTCTTTTGCCTGCATAAAGGCATCTTGTACTGCGATGATTGCACCTGTGCTGTCTCTCCAGGTAAAGTTTCTACGGAAGTCCACACGCTGTTTAAACCTGATTTCCATAGCCTGTGTATCCTCCAATGGAGTAATGTTCTCCAATCCTGTAACAGTAATTGTACCCCGAGCAACGGGTCTGGTTACCTCTTCGCTAGCTCCTGAGTATGGAGCCTTTCTTGGATAAGTTGCCAATACATCATATTCCAAGTTACCAGTAGGTAGGTCTGTGGTCTCTTCCTCGGTTAATCCAAGGAGTATTCCCCCTTCTGCCGTAAGAGTAATATTAAATTCTTTGCGGCCAGTAGTGCTGGTTTTGATGCTGCCGCGTGCGAATGTGGGGTGGGCCATCCTCAGATAGCCCACCCCAATCGGACTCCGTGTTAATAATTATACACTTTTCTTTCGTGTTTTTGCTGCCTCTAGATTAGTTACCCGCCCATCTAGTCGATCTACCTTCTCATCAAGGCGGTCTACCTTACCGTCCATGCGGTCTTGCTTATGCTCTATTCTCTCTAAGACCTTCATGTTTTGGCCGTGTTGTTCGGTGTTTCGCTTATCAAAGCGATGTAGAAACCACATTACGGGTCCACCTATCAAAGCGACCACAATTGGTATGTACACCGGCTCCATTACTCGCTATCCTCTTTTTTACCAGAAGACATAGCACGCCCAGCAGCCAAGCCAGTAAGGGCGCCGCCAATGCTAAACATGAGAGGCTCAAGTATTTTAAGAAATGCCGCATCATTTGGACTCTGCTCCGCAGGTTGATACACAAAGATTAATGAATATAGTAAAGCGCATACGCTAAAAAGGAGAACTCCAGCAAGGGTCATAATCACCACTGCTCTGGTTCTGGCCTCTAAATCTTCTGGCGATAAGCGCTTACGGGGCTGGTACAGTTGTCGTTGATTGGTTTCTTGGGTCATCTGCAGGGTTCCTATATCTGTCCGAACAGGCTGATAGAGCCAGTAATGTTGCTAATAATAGTACAGCTTTTTTCATTCCTCAGACTCCGTTTCTTTTGTAAAAAAGACACCGAGAAAGTGGATAATTAATGATACACCGGATATCCATAAACCTATTGCTTTTGTGGGACCACTTAATGTAATTAACACTAGGGCTGTTCCACCCAATGTCCATGACAGCGAAGACGTTTCTTTAAAGAATTTCTTAATCATCTAACTTTCCTTGAGCTAGTAGGGGTTGGCATTGCAAAACTGGCTGCAGCTGCAGCCACTATCACTCTTCGTGCTCCTACAGACACAGCAGACCCTGTTGGTACATAAGTGTCAAATTGGCCACCAAACACGTCCACTTCAGCTTCAAACTCTTCTTTTACGTCGTCTGGGGCGTTAGTCAACGCTTCAGAAAGCACTAATGCTTGTTCGTCAGACAGTTCTTCTGGGACAATTGCGTCAATTAGTTCTACTATCTGCTCTTCAGATAGTTCATTAAGTACTTCTTCGCTGAATACAGCGGCAATTGATTCCTC